CTCCACTAAACTTCATTATTGGTGAAAAACTGCTGGTATTAGATGGATCAGTATATGTCGAAAAAGATCTAATCGTAACAGAGAATCTGAGCGATAGCATCAAAGTTTATGGAACATATGATCTGAGTGAAGATGATGTTCTTCTTGGTATGGACTCTGGCACACTTGCAACTGTCGATACCATTGAAAATAACAGAGCAACATTTAAAGTTGATTACTCTTTAAGAAAAGACTTCAACTGGTCTAATGATATTGGAAAACTTAATGAAGATTATCAGGTAACCCCAGACAATGATTACTATCAAAATCTTTCTTACACGGTTAAGAGTCCTTTAGAGTATGAGAAGATAGTCAATCCAGTCAATAGACTCTTACACTCAACTGGTCTGAAGAACTTTGCAGACACTGAAATATCTAAGACTATTAATGTAAATCCAGGTGTTACTACTTCTGCATCAAGTTTGGCATTGATCGATATTATTGGTGAGGAAAGAGTTGATACTATCAGAAACTTTGACCTTGCGTTAGATTTTGATACTGTTGATGATAAATCAAAATATTTGAAACTGCAGAACAAAAAGTTATCAAACTACATTAAGTGTTTGAGCAACAGAGTTCTGACAGTTGATAATGTTAGGGATCAATTCTCAAGCAATCAAGGTGACAATCAACTCTTCTCTGAAATCGTAAACTATAGTATTGATGATGGATACACTAAGTTTATTGTCCAAGTCTTAGATCCAAATGGAACGGAAAGACAAGCAACTGAAGTTATCACTATTCCAACATCTTCTGGAGACATTGTAACTTTCCAGAAAGGAAACCTGTATAATACGTCAAGTGAAATAGGTGAGATTGTTGGCAATGTTTCTGATGATGGGGATCTTACCTTAAGATTCATTCCAGAAGATCAGTTTGACACTGACTATGATATTAAGATTCTGAAGAATAACTTCTCCTCCAATGTGGCTGGAGTTGGAACACAAAGTGTTGGATTCGTCAATCTCACCGGATCTAATGTATCTGTTGGATCTGGATCTACAGCAACAGTATTTACATCGACAGTCTCATCTACAGAAGCATTGTTCCTTAACATTGAAGTTAAGAATACTGCAACCAAAGACACTAACTATGTTGAGTTGTATGTTGATCAAGATGGAACAAACACATTTGTTTCTGAATACTATATTGATGATCAGTCTAACGATACATCAACAAATCTTATTGGATCATTTGATGCTGATATCACATCAGGGTCTCTTGTAGTTAAGTATACAAACGACGAGTCGGATTCGGTATTCTTAAGATCTAAAGTAGTTGGATTTGGAACAACTGCCGTTGGTATCGGAACCTATAGATTTAAGTCTACAGGTCAACCAGATGGATCTGAAAGAACTGCAAGATTACAGTCTAACTTCACAAATGCTGTCGGAGTATCTACCGTATTCTCAGTATCCAAGAGTGATGTCACAACTATCAAATCCATTGCAAAAGTTGGTTTTGGAAATACTACAGCATTGCATCAATTCTTAGTCATCCATGACGATACTGACTCATATGTAACACAATACCCATTCTTGACAAATGGATCTCAGACTGGCATTGGAACATTCGGTTCTGAAATCAGTGGATCTAACCTTCTCGTTAAATTCTATCCAGATGCATCTGTAACGGATGAGATTCAGATTCAAACTTACAGTGAGTTGGTTCAGACTGAAAGAGATCTGGTAAATACTCCACTCAATCTGATTTATGGAACGATATCTGAGTCGGTATCAATCTCAGCATACAATGCTATCAATGGATCAAGAATCAATAAGACAGACTTTGATCTTAATCACAATGGCAACCCAATCTTCGAAAAGACATTTGATCCTACTGATACAAGTGTTTTAACACCTGGAACTGGGGTATTCACGGTTCAAGATCACTATTTCAGCACTGGTGAAAAACTGATTTATGCCTTTGGATCTTCATTCGATGGAGTTTCATCATCTACTATTGAGTCTGGTGGATCTGGAATTTCCACTGAAGTATACGCCATTAGAATAAATGATGATCAGTTTAAACTGGCAACAACCAGAGCAAATGCTATTGCTGGAACTGCAATAACATTCAGCTCTGTTGGAACTGGAAATGCTCACACACTTGAAATGGATAAGAAGATGGAGAAATCCATCGTAACCGTTGATGGTGTTGTTCAGAGTCCAATAGCGTTTACACCAGTAAGTCATAACCTTGCTTTTAATGGTGGAACCGTTTCTGCCGCATCAACATTCTTCACTCTCTCTGGAATATCTTCTATTCTTCCAGGAGATATCCTTAAGATAGAAAATGAGTATGTAAGAGTTGATTCTGTAGGATTAGGAACGACTACTATCGGTCCTATCACAGGTATTGGAACCTTTAATCTTATTGAGTCTACAAGAGGATTTGTAGGATCTTCGGCAACATCACATACCGATGGTGTTGAAGCAAGAGTTTATCTTGGAGGATTCAATATCGCAGGTAATCAGATTCACTTTACAGAAGCACCACTCGGAAACAATGTGAGCACTGTAGATTCTGGCAATCTCCCATTTGCTAGATCATCATTTAATGCAAGAGTATACCTGAGAGATGATTACAGTGGAAACAAAATTTTCGATAATATTTCCAAGTCATTCACTGGTATAGGTCAAACATATAGATTAAATGTTGGCGGAGCAAATACAACTGGTATTGAGACTGGAAGTGGTATTCTGTTTATCAACGATATCTTCCAAACACCAACAACAGACAACAATGTTGGCAACAACTATAGTTTTGCTGAAAGTGGTGGTGGATCAAATGTCATATTTACAGGAGTTACAACAACTGGTGGTATTCTGAAGTCAACTTATGATGTTAATCAAAATCAGTTACCAAGAGGCGGAGTTATCGTTTCTCTTGGATCAACACCTGGTCTTGGATATGCACCTCTTGTTGGAGCATCTGTAACTGCTGTTGTTGGGGCAGGTGGATCTATTGTTTCCATTGGTCTTGGATCTACGGATATTGTTGGATCTGGATATAATGGAATCGTTTCTATTGGTGTAACAGTATTTGAAAGTGGTCACGTTGGAGATGTTGCTTCTATTACAGCAACTGTTGGTGCTGGTGGAACTTTGTCATTCGCCGTTGGCGCTGGTGGAACTGGATATACCAATCCTTCTATTCTCGTATCAGAACCATCTTATGAAAATCTTGAGGTTGTAGGTGTTTCTAGAGTTGGATTTGGAGCAACAACGGATACTGGATCCAATCTCTTAGTTTCTCTTGAGGTTGGAGCAGCATCAACTTCTGTTGGTATTGGATCTACACTGTTTGAAGTCAAGTCATTCAAGATTTCTAGACCTGGATATGGATTTAGAAATGGTGATGTAGTTACTGTTGTTGGTCTGGTTACAGATAGAAATCTTTCTTCTCCTGTCAGTCAGTTTGAACTAACAGTTTTAGATACATTCTCAGATTCCTTCTCTGCTTGGCAGTTTGGAGAACTTGACTTCATCGATCCTATCGACTCCCTTCAGAATGGCGTAAAGACTAGATTCCCACTTTACTACAATGGTGAGTTGTTAAGTTTTGAAATTGATGAAAATGATTCAAGATCTTCTAAGATTGATCTGAATAGTGTTCTGCTGATCTTTATCAACGGTGTCATTCAAGAACCAGGTTCAAGTTACAGATTTGAAGGTGGAACTTCTATCACATTCACTGAAGCACCTGATGAAGGTGATAATATTGATATCTTCTTCTATAGAGGAACTAGAGGAACTGATAGTCTTAACGTAGATGTAAATGAACTTGTAAAATCTGGCGATACATTGAGAGTTCGCAAGAACAACTCCATTGATGATACCGTATCTCAGACATCAAGATTGGTGTATAGCGTTAATTCTTCTGACTTGGTTGAGACCAATATCTATTCCGGTCTCGGAATAGACGAAAATAACTACAAACCAGTAGATTGGTCCAAGCAAAAGAGAGATGTCAGAATCAGTGGAGATGATGTTTATAAGTCTAGAGATTCTATTGAGTCTCAAGTCTATCCAACTGCAAAGATTATTGGTGATCTGAGCTCTTCAGATACTGAAATATTTGTTGATGATGCCCAATTCTTCAACTACGAAGAAAATGAGTCTTCTATTGTTATCGCAGATGTTGATGCTCTTATTGTTACTGGTGGAGATCCTGTAGCAGCAGCAATAACTGCTGTTGTTTCTGCAGCAGGAACCATCTCTTCACTGTCTATCGTAAGTGGTGGATCTGGATATGTTGGAGCATCTACCTCCATTTCAATCGCTGCACCTAAGTCGATCGGTGTTGGTGTTGGAACAACCGCAACCGCAACTGCTTCAATAACCAGTGGAATCATAACTTCACTTACAATCACGAATCCAGGTCTTGGGTATACAACATCCAATCCACCTACGGTTCTTGCACCAACTGCTAATGTAACTTATGAGAACATTCTCAGCATTGATACGGTCCAAGGATCTTCTGGAATCATCACTGGTATCACAACAGTTGCTGGAATCGGAACTGATCTTGCTCTCAAGTTCTTCTTGAATGCATCATCATTCACTGGTCTCAGCACTGGATATCCAATCTACATTTTCAATACTCCTATCGGATCTGGCGTAACTTCAATCGACAGTCATGATACTTCAGTTGTTGGTGTTGGAACCACTTTCCTGGATAATGTTTATGTTGTTAATGGTTTGAATACTCCAGGTGGATCTAATGCGGACATCACTGTCAACATTCTTTCATCAACAGATGTTACTGGATTGGCAATAACTGGATTTACAACCAGCCCTGTTGGAAGATTCTCTTGGGGTAGATTGTCTGGTTTCACCAGATCATCATCACCAATCTCAATCGGTGTAACAGGGTTAACAGTTGACTCTGGATTGACTACTTTCCCAACGATTCAGAGAAGAGGATATGGATTGAGAGATACTGGTGGTCTTAGAAAGGATCTAGGATAGTTATAAATATAGAAAAAAGCTATTAATATGGCGGCAATTGTAACAGATCAGTTTAGAATATTAAACGCTGGTAACTTTGTAGATTCTGTCAGTGACAGTTCTAACTCTTACTATGTTTTTGTCGGACTGGCAAATCCTGCTGCTTCTGGATACGGAAGAGACTCCGATTGGGATACTGATACTCCAAACCCTACTGATAACTTTGATTATACCAACTTTGTTGGTGATAGTGCAATGTATGGTAAGAGAGTAACCTCAACAAATGTGAGGAGACTTGCCAGGAGGATTGACTGGACCAGGGGAACAAAATATGAAATGTATCGTCATGACTATAGTCTGGCGAATTTGTCTCCAGTCACAAAGTCCTCTAGACTTTATGACTCAAACTACTATGTTATTAATAGTGAGTATAAAGTTTATATTTGTATTGATAATGGATCTTCAGGAATCAATACAACTGGAAATGCTTCTCTAGATGAACCAACGTTTACCGACTTGGAACCATCTGCAGCGGGAGTTAGTGGAGATGGGTATATTTGGAAATATTTGTTTACCGTTTCGCCAAGTGATATTATCAAGTTTGATTCCACAGAGTATATTTCGTTACCAAGTGATTGGTCAACATCAACAAACTCTCAGATAAGTGCAGTCAGAACAAATGCAGATTCTGATGTAAATGAAAATCAGATAAAGAAGATTTATATTCATACTCGTGGCGCTGGATATTCTCAAGGATCCCATGAACTGAATGTTATTGGTGATGGATCTGGGGCAAAAGTTGTTGTCGAAGTTAATAGTACTGGAAACATAACCAATGCCGTCGTCTCTTCTGGTGGTAAGGGATATACCTATGGTATGGTTGATCTTGGGTCAATCAATGCTAGTTCTTCAACAAAAGCAAAACTGATTCCCATTATCCCACCATCTAGGGGTCATGGATATGACATCTATAAAGAGTTGGGTGCTGATAAAGTATTGATCTATGCAAGATTTGATGACTCTACAAGAGACTTCCCAATCGATACATCATTTGCTCAGATTGGTATTGTAAAAGATCCAACAGCAAATGGATCTACTTCAAAATACACTGAAAATCAGTTTTCTTCGTTAAATGCTCTTAAGTTTTCATCAACATCTGGATCTATTGCCATTGGTGATAAGATCAATCAAACAGTCACAGGTGGAATCGCAAAAGGATTCGTAGCATCCTATGATAGTGAAACAAAGGTTTTAAAATATTTTACAGATAGATCTTTATTCTTGAACCAATCAACATACGATAATGTTGATTATGTTGGCGTTTCTACAGAATCTAAGGTTTTAGATTTTGAATCAACTGCAAATGCAGTCACTACAACTGGTGGTTTCTCTGGATCAATTGACACTGGATTTACTGGTATTACAACCAATCCTACTGGATCAAAGTTGATCTCATTGGGAACCCAGTTTACAAATGG